AATCATTTCTACAGTCATTATTTTCCACCTTTGTATAATTTTTCTTTTATCATAGCTAATTGGTCATCACTGAGAACGCTTACTGCTTGTTTTGCTTTCTCTTCTGAATACCCAAAGTACTCCATAACCAATGAAAGGTTTTCAGTACGAGCATCCTTTTTAGACCATTTACTGAATCGCTTTTTCTTGGGTATACTATTTAGTAAAAATTGGAACTGCCATTCCTTAGGAATACCATAGTGACGATTCACTTCATTAGCGTATAATACAGTGTCTGGAAAATAAGACAACCCTTTATTAACTACCCAAGGGTTATAATCTTTGTTCGCTTGAGGGTCGGTAAATAAGTTCTCCTTGGATAGATTGATGGCATTAATAAAATCGAAAGGTGTCATCGACCAGCCCTCAATACCCAGTCCTCAGCAAATTGTTCTGCTAATTCTTCTGTTGCAAAAGATTCAAATCCATTATAGTCATCATCAGCGTCGTATACAATAACACCGTAATTACCTGCAGCAGCTTTATATACTTTAGCGTTTCTAGTGCCTTCTTGGTAGTCACTCAAAATTGGAAACATATCAAAACCCTACCTCTCTCAAATTATCCGCAGTAGCTGCAAATTGCTTTCCTGGATATCTATTAGCTAATGCTTTCTCTAAGTGCCAACGTGTTTCACCTTGAGCCATAAACTCATTGGTGTGTAAACCATAAACGAAATAACCAATATCAGTCTTTTCAATTTTAATCGGCAGTTGATCATCTTTTACGCTAGGTGATTCTTCTTCATATTCTTGCAAGAGTTTAGCCACCTGCATTTTAGCGTGAGTCTCACGTGCTTGCCAACCTGTGTAGATTCCAGCAAGCCATATGAAAAAGCCAATAATTATGTAAAGAATTTCCATAGAATATCCTCACTTGAATTTACACTGAGCCATAACTTCTGTCAGTGCTGCCATTATATTTATCTCTTGGTCTGCTACAAATGCTGCTTTGTATTGATACTCAGCCAAGATTAAAATAAGTTGAGGGATGCTAGCGTCTTGCATATTAGCAGATGCGGTATCATACAACTCACGGAATAATGGTGCAGTTCCAAGTTCAGAATTCTTAGAAACCCATTTACGAACCTCTCCGAAGTTCTTTTCTTTCATATCCTTAACGAGTTGCTTGTATGATTCTTGACCCATATTTACTAGGATACCAGAATCAATCTTGCCAGATACAGAATATCTTTGAAGTTCGTTTAGAATACGACGATAGTCAGGGAAGTGTTTGATGATAAGTTCAGAAACAACCTTTGGATCAAACTCAACATTCTCTTGTTTGAGAATTTGAGATGCACGCTTAAAGAAAGAAGCAGCGATCTCTTGCTTATCTTTAGACTCGATCTTAAACTCAATCACAGCACAACGACTGTGTAGTGGCTCAATAATACGATTCTTAAAATTACACGTGAAGATAAAAGAACAATTGCCAGAGAACTGTTCAATGAAGTTTCTTAGAGCAGGTTGGACTGAATCAGCATTCATATAATCCGCTTCATCAACAATAACTACTTTCTTAGCATCAGTCAACGATACAGTGGAAGCAAAATTCTTGATGGTGGTTCTGAGAGTGTCAATAGAACGACCCTCATCAGATCCGTTGATCATAATGTAATCAGCACCAACTTCATTACAAAGTGCTTTAGCAATGGTAGTTTTACCTACACCTGCTGTTCCGCAGAACAAGAATGTAGGTAATTGTCCCTTTGCTACATATTCCCTAAATGTTTGTTTCAGGGATTCAGGTAAAACACACTCATCAATCTTTTGTGGGCGATACTTCTCAACCCACAAAAACAATTCATCACGAGATTCAATCATATAAATTTCTCACAAAAATAAAAAGGGGATGGTAAGTCCCCAAATATTAACCCTCGAATGTTGAGTCGGCTTCAACAGCAACATAATAAACTAAGTCGCCAGTACCTTTAAAACGAGAGATTTTCTTTGAAGAAATACTAACTGCATAATCACCTGGAATCATCTTTAGGTTTTCTACTTTCAAGTTTACTTTGAAAGTTTTGTTAGTAGTGCCGACTGGCTCACTGAAAGAGTTTGATGTAGAGTTTTTCTTATCACCAACAACTGCAGTGATTTTGCTACCATCACCAACTATCGATACGTCTTCACTGCGAAGAACACCAGCAGTCTTACGAATCATATCAAGCTGACCAGCTGAGATATTAAAATCGATATCTGCTTCTGGGAATGTAATGCTCTTAGTTGGAGCAACTAGAACATCTTGAGCAGCTGCATAATACTTAATGCTACGACCACCAGATTTGATAGTCACAAACTTCTCGCTGAAATCCAATTCTGGATCTTCAAACAAAGACATAGCACCCAAGAACTCATTCAAGTCGTAGATACCAAAGTCAGTTGGGAATGTCTCAGTCACAGTTGTGTCTGCCATTACATTCTTCTGAGCAGAAATTGTTGATACTTTGTTACCTGATTTCAAAAGAAGATTGCTGTTGATACCAGCAAAGTTTTTAATAACGGCAACTGTTTCTTTAGATAATTTCATTCACTTCTCCTATTCACATTAACTATGTATAATACATTATACCCTAAAATAGGGTATATGTCAAATTTATTTTCCAATCATCAAACCAGTCATGTTGCTTGGAACAACAATGGTTTGAACCTTACCATTCTTAATACCTTCAGAGATATTCAGAGCAGCTTGTGCATTCATAAAGGCAATTGAGTTAGAAGAATTATTTGCGAGAGCAGCCATACGCTCAGCTTCTTTCTTAGCAGTTTGCACTTCGACTTCTTTCTGCTTGTATTCGTTCTTAGCACGAACCAATGCATTAGCAGATTCTACAACTGAGTCAGCTGGGACAATGTTACGAATCAGCACCTGACCAATCACCAAGCTACCATCCAACTTTTCTTCAGCCAGACTCTTTTGAATTTGATCACGAATAGATTGTTCCATAATCTGACGATTGTCAGCCATGTCCAATGCTTCATACTTACGAGCTTCTTTGTAAATTGCATTACGAGTAGCCTGAACGATGTAGTTATACATCAAGTAGATATCGCCATTATGACGAGCATGGAACGCTTGACTCTTTTGAGAATACAACTCTGCGACCTGTGCCTGATTAATGTTGTAGATAACAACAGCATCAAAGTCTTTCATTGTAGAATTGTCTTTAGCAACAGGAGTCATGTCTTCAAGTTTAACATTGACGTCTTTGATTGGGAATGTCAATACATCACCGATCAATACCTGATTGAAAGATCCAGGAAGCAATTCGCCTTGTTGAACCTGTTTATCGAAACCAACACGAACACCAACCTCGCCAGTCTCAATACGAGTACAACCAGTGGCCAAAGCAACAGCAGCAACCAAAGCAGAGATTTTCAAAACGCTCTTCATAATCATTTCCTTTAAAATAGAACAACAATACCAACCAAAATAATCATAGCCAACAACGCACAACCTGCAGAGAATCCGAGAGTTTTAACAGTTGACCAAAGTTCTTTACCAGTCATATGACGAACAGCAGTAATCGTCAGCATAATTGCGCCAGTCAAAGCAAAGAACATTAATAGTGCACGAATCATTTTTCATCCTTACTATATTTTACATCGTGTTCATATAAGAACATCAAGCAACACATTGCATGTGCCAAGTGATTCTTACCAGTCTCGGGATCGTTTTGCTCTCCCTCTTTCCAAGCCCAGATATGTCTTTGCATTGCGTCAAAGTATCTACGTTTAGAATCTGGTACAAACTTCCAATTATCTGGTTCGTATTTCTCCGCACCAAATGTTAGAATCTCTACGGTAGCTTTTAATGCGAGTGGCGGAACTAAACCATACTGTAGTTTACCACCATCAAATTTACGACCACCAGTGGTAGCAGTTTGACTTGCTTTCACTTCATCAATTTTCTTCATAATATCTCCAACAGTAATGCGTATAGACACTCAACAAAGAATGTCCATACACGTAC